TATCCAGAAAGAGAGAATATGAAAGAAATTATTAAAAAACAAATTTTAAAAGTAGTACAAAAAGCAACTGGAAATAAAAATATCACAAGAGTTGGTGGAAATTTATTATTAGATTTTCCAACTTATATTAGTACACCAAGAGATTAAAAAAACAATTCAAATACAAAAAGATTTTAAACAATTAAAAAATCAAAAATGAAATTAAAACAGATCGTAGAACAATTACAACATGCTAATTGGGGAGAGATAAAAGAAAATTATCATATATTATTGGAGCGTCAAGCTGATGATGAATATTGGAAAGCAGAAATGCAAATGATATGCGATTATTTGGAATCTCAAAAAATACCTTATTTTACACGAACGATCAGAAAATTTAGAAAACCTTTTTATAGAATATATGTATTAAATCAATGAAATTATTACAATTATAAAAATATGAAAATAAAATTAAGTGAATTAAGACAATTAATTAGAGAACAAATTAAATTGATTAGTGCAGCAAAAAAATTTAATGATTTTGCTGAATTTATCATTTTTTTGAAAAAGAAATATAAAGTGGATTTATTAAATAGAAATTATAATGGTTATAAAGTAATTTATGATAATTGGGAAGAAACACCAATGATAAAAGGTGGGCCAGGTTCAGTGGTAATAAAAAATAATGAAGGAAAAGAAATTGGTGAATTTAATTTACGTAAACCTGGAGAGGGAACAATAAAAATATGAGTTTAAAATTTAAATTAAAAGATTAAGATGATAAATTTTTTGTAAAATATAAAGATTAAAATTAAAAATTTTGAATATTTTAAAAGAAAGTGATGCTTCCGAAGAAGCTAAAAAAAAAGGGTTAGAATATAAAGGATTTGGTAGATATGCAAATAATAATGATCAAATAGTAGCTAAATCAAAAGATGGTAAATTGGTAGCTATAAAACCAATAGATCACAGTAATTCAAATTCTAATAATTTAAGTCAGAAAGAAAACGAAACGAATATAGTAAATAAATTAAAAGATATAAACCCTATAGAAAATGAAAGTAATGAAAGGGGATTATTTGTAAAATTTAAAGTTAAAGGTGATACATTTGGAGATTATGATAAAGTAAAAGCAGACGTTAAAAATTTTATTAATACAAAAAATATAAAAGATTTTATGGGATTTAGAGAGGGTAATAATACAGTTGAAGCAATATTTGCAACTAAAAAAGAAGATAATACAAAAAAATATTATCATCTTACTACAAAAAAAAATGCTGATAAAATATTAGAGAATGGATTAGAAGGTAAAGATGCTCAAAAAAATTGGGGAGTAAACTCTGATTATAAAAATGCTGTATTTATTACTTCTCAACCTAAAAAAATGATAAAGATTTTTCGAAATAGAAATAATTTAGTATGTTTTGAAGTAAATACAAAAAATTTAGATATAAGAAAAGATCCAGCGAAATTTAGAGATGAAATTAGTTCACAGGTTTTTTTTGGAAACATATCTAAAGATAGATTAAAAATAGTAGATTTGAAATCTATAAATTTTAGTAAAAATAAAATAAAAACAGAAAATTTTATGAAGATAAAAAAATCAGAGTTAATAAAATTAATTCAGGAAGCAATTGAAGCTGAATCTGGTTTTATTCCTGGTACAAAAAATAAAAAATTTAATATAGTAGTAACATTTGAAGATAAATCTCAAGATGTATTTGATATTACTATGAAACCAGATGAATATATTTCTCAAGATTCTTTTTTAAATTCTGCTTTAAGAAGATATAGTCCAACAAAAATATTAGCAATTAATAAAATTGTTGCAAACCAAAATTATACGGAAACTGATAAAGATTTAGAACCATGGTTTAAAAAAATGGACGGTAAGTTTACATTTCAAAATAAACATTATTTTGGGAGTTAATTAAAATGGCAAATGAAATTAAAAAATTTAAAATCATGAAATTAATTGATATAAGCAAAAATATTTTACAAGAAGGTTCTATAGATAAAGATACCAGTAAAATAATTAGGCGCATGATTGATACTATAAAACAAAATAATTCTGGATGGAATGTAGATGTATTAAAAAATGGAACAGGATTTACTGTAAGTATGGAAATTAATGGTGTTTTTTTTAAAAACAATATTTTAAATTTTCATTATTCAAATAAAGCAGAAATACAATTGAAATTATCTGAAATAATTTCTATGTCAGATCCAAGTATGAATGAAAATGATCAATGGTTAATTAAATTAAAAGATCTTACAATCACAGTTTTTAAATAAAAATTTAAAAAATAAAATATGGCACGATTATATTTATCAGATGAACAAGGAATAAGTTTTTCTTCATCTGCAAGTGGTAAATGGTTTACACCAACTATTGCAGTGGGTTCAGGTAGATGGGGAATTACAATTCATAATTTACCACCAAATGCTGGTTTAAAATTAGAAGTAAATAATAGAAGAATTAGATTACCAGGTTATGAAGGTGTAATTTCACCAATTAATTATGGTATTTTAAGCCCACAACAATCTGTAAAAGGTGCGGCTGTTAGCGCTGATCCTTCTTTTTCAGCTTATTGGGTGGTTATGAAAGATCAATCAGAATTTAGAATTAATGGAAGTGATGCAGTTGTTACTTCAGATACTGGTGGCGGTAATATTACTGGTATGTTTAGATATATTAGATTAACAATGACTGCAACTCCTTCAGCTACTACTGTTGGTTATTTTTTTGATGAAAGTAATATTCTTTATGGAGGTTAATTAAATTGATTAAATTAATTCAAATAATAAAAGAAGCAAAATTAAATTTTTTAAAGAAAAATTTAGCGACTGACAAACAAAAAAAGAATGGCACTGAAATATACCAAAATGGAAATGTAAAATATGTTATAGGTAAGAGTCAAATTACAGGTAAATTTTATTTATTATGGAAAGATGTAAATGATGGTTGGAAAAAACACATGCATAATTCTTGGTCAAGTGAATATAAAAAATTAGGTTCATTTGATACTAAAGAAGATTTAATGCTAAAATTAGAAAAACATGTTAATAAAATTGGTACTTTAACTGAAGTTATAATTTCGGATGTAAATCCAAAAGATTTAGAATTACCGGAATTTATGAGAAAAAATTTGGCAACTGATAGACAAAAGAAAAATGGCACAGAAGTATTTGTTTGGAACGATTATATTTTTAATATAACACCAGCTAAGAATCATGCTGGTTTCTTTTATTTAAGAGGACAGAATCCAAGTTCAGATCAATTTTGTAAGATTGGATTATTTAAAAGTCGAGAAGAAGCGAACACTCATTTAAAAAATCTCGTTTCTGCTAAAATTAAAAGAATGGAAAAGAAAAAAAAATGAAATTAAATTTAGTAGAAATTTTTATATCGGATGTTGGTGAAAAATCTAATGCTTTCACTACAAGATTTGATTTTTTAAATAAAAATTTAGCTTCTGATCGTCAAAAAAATAAAGAAACTATGGTTTTTAAAGATGGTAATATATATTATGTAATTAATAAAGCGAAAAATTTTCCTGGAAAATGGTATGTAAAATATAAAATAGGAGAATTAAAAAATGATAATATACCTTTAAGAGTTCTTAATTTAGTTGATGATAAATCTGAGGCAATTCAAAAAATAAAAGATTTTATAAACAAAAAAGAAAATTCATCAACAAAAAAAACAGAATTAATCAACAAAATTACTGATAAAATTCAAGATTGTGATATAATTAAGTTACAAAAAATTATAAATTTATTAAATTAAAAATAAAATTACAATATGAAAATCACAAAAATTCAATTAAGAGAATTAATCTCTGAACAAATTAAATTAATTAAAGAAGAATCTATTCCCAGTGACATTAAAAAAGAATTAAATGATTTTTGTAAAAAAATTTGGGATGGAGATGTAACACCGGATGAAATATATAATCCTAAAGAAAAATTAGAAATGAAAAAAGCTATGGATTTTTATAAAAAAAATAAAAATGTGTTGTTCAAAAATGGTATACCTTTTCCTGGTGATAGTGAAGATTATGATAAAGCTTTAAAAACAGATAAAGGTGCTCAATATTTGCAGAAAATAATTGATATGAATAATTAATTATTTTAATAAATTAAATCCTTATCAATATAGAATTATTTTAAAACGATTAAAAAATATATAGATTAGGTATTTATTAGTTTTCATCCAAAATCAGTTAGGTTATACTGATTAATACTGAAATTGGAATTATGGATAAAAAAACTTTACAACAAAGTATAAATGCTGTTCCTCAGACTTTTGCTGAGAGAATGGAAAGAATTATAGAATATAGAAAAGATCCTATTAAATTTTTTAAAGAACAATGTTATATTAGACATCCTAAAAAAGGTTTAGTAAAATTTCCTTTATTTCCAGCACAGGAAAAATGTATTAAAGATTTTATTAAACATAGATTTAATATAATTTTAAAATCCCGCCAATTAGGAATTTCCACAATTACAGCTGCTTATTGTTTATGGAAAGCAATCTTTTTTCCTCATCAAGAAATTAAAGTTGTTGCTACCAAAAAAGATTCTGCACANNACAAATCATTATTAGAATGGCATATTTTATGTTAATTAATATTGATTATTGGATTTTAGAAACATTAGGTGCTTTACCTGATGGTGATCGTAAACAAACAGTAGAATTAAAAAATGGTTCAAGAATGCAAGCTTTAGCGCAAGCAAAAGGTCAAAATCCAGATACTGGTGTAGGTAATGCTTTATCATTATTAGTAATCGATGAGTGTGCTCTTATTCCAAACATGGATGAAATTTGGACAACAATTTATCCAACTTTATCACAAGGTGGAGATTGTATTGTATTATCTACTCCTCGTGGTATGGGTAATTGGTTTCAAAAAGTTTATACAAAAGCAGAAAATAAAGATTATGAACCAGGAGAAGAACCATTTAATCCTATTAAATTAATGTGGTGGGATAATTTAGACCGAATTGGTCCTCATAATCCAGAAGAAACAGAATTAGAACCAAGTGATACTGTACCAGGTGGATATACAAATAGTTGGGCAAGAAGAAATTTTGCGAATTTAACATTAAAACAAATCGCACAAGAATATTCTTGTTGTCATAGAGATACAAAAATAACTTTAAGAAATATTGAAAATCTCGATCAAATATTTGATTTAAAGATGGGTGATTTTTACGAATTATTAAATAATAAAAGTAAAGCTCAAAAAACAGAGAATAATATAATTTATAAAAATCATTATCAAGTCTTAACAGATGAAGGATTTAAATTTATCGATGGAATTAAAAAATTATATGTTCAATTTTTAATTAAATTAAAATTAGAAAATAAAGAAGAAATTATAATTACTCCAGATCATAAATTTATAGTTCAAAATCAAGAAAAAATAGCTAACGATTTAATTGTATTGGATGTATTAGAAACTAAAACTGGTTTACAAAAAATTGTAAATATTGAAAGAATTTTTAGTGGTAAAGAATTACACGACGTATATGATTTATTAGAAGTAGAAGGTAATCATAGATATTATACTAATAATATTTTAAGTCATAATTGTAATTTTAATTTATCTGGTGATACAGCTTTATCTCCAGAGGCGATTGAACATATTAAAAAATATTATGTTAAAGAACCAATTGCTAAACAAGGTTCAAAAAATGATTATTGGATTTGGCGTTATCCAGAAACAGGAAAAAATTATATTATTTCTGCTGACGTTGCAAAAGGTGATGGAAGTGACTATTCTACCGCACAAATAATTTGTGTGGAAACTTTTGAACAAGTTGCTGAATATCGGGGTCAAATAGATATGGGAAGATTTGGAGATTTATTGGTTAGTTGGGCAATGGATTATAATCAAGCTTTATTAATCCCCGAAAATAATAACTATGGTTGGGCGACAATTCAAAGTATTTTAAATAGTAATTATCCAAATTTATTCTGGTATGATAAAAAATTTAAAGGATTAGTATTTCCAGAATTTAAAGAAGAAATAAATAAAGAAAAAAAAGATCCAGGTTGGGTAACTTCTACTAAAACCAGACCTTTGGTTTTACAGAATTTATTACAATTATTACAAGAAGCTGTAAAAGTAGATTTTGGTGGTATTACAATCAGAAGTTCAAGATTTGTTGAAGAATTAACTTCTTGGGGTTATTATCAAGGTAGATTAGATCATGCTCCTGGAAAACATGATGACTTAATTTTTGCTATGGCAATTGGTGCTTTTGTAAAATCTGTTTATTCAAGAATTTCTCAACAAGAAACAATGGATGCTGTTGTATTTATGAAAAGTTTTCAAAATAGTCAAAGATTTGTTGATTTGAATTTTGGTATTAAAGCAACAAATAAAACAAATGAACAAAAAAATTATACATTTAATGGTGAAGATATTAGTTGGTTAGTAAAATAACTACGACGCAAAATTACTTTATATTTATATAAAAAGCTTTTAATTTTTTTTTAAACATATAATATAATATGAATTTTAGAATTTATGAAATTATTCCTCAAGCTCTTTTCCAGAGTATTTCCAGTAAATTAATCAAAGAAAATGAAACACATTATTTTAATTTAAAATTAAAAAATGGGAAAAAAGCAAAAGTAAGTATTGATCATAAAAAAAACAATTGGTATGTTAATGGAAATCAAATTGTAAATAATGATCAATTAATTAAAAAAAATATTCCATTAATTGAACAAGATTTAAATTTTGTTTATAAACCTTTTGTGAAGATAATTTCTGAAAGTGAAAAATTACAAGGTTCAAAATTTTATGAACTCTCAGGTGTTGCAAAAAAAATAATTTCAAAACAACCAAGACCTAATAGAATGAAATCTCCAGGTACTGAAGCTTCATTAAGAAGAGAAGATCGACCTATTTGTTATGGAGATTGTGCTGATATTTTTAAAGATAAATATGGTGAAGAAAAAGGTGAAAAAACTTATGAAACATTATTTATAAATGCAAATAACAATTTTGGATGGACAGTAGCAGCGAATATACAAAAAGAAAAAGCTGTGATGTTAGCAGCATTAGGTTATGAAAGACCTAATAATTTACATGATATATCATATTATCCTTTATGGAAAGAATGGATTAAAGCTAAAGTAGAAAAACATAAATATCATGATTTTTTAAAAGAAAATAAAAATCAAAAAACAATGAATCAAAAAGAAAAACAATTATTAGAAAAAGAAATTCGTAAAATTATAAAAGAAGAATTTAGTAAAAATAAACAACAAAATTTAGATGAAGGTTGGAAGCATTGGGTAATTGCAGGTTTAATTACTTTAGGTTCTTTTATTCCAAATTCAAAAGATTTGTTGGCTTCTACTCCTGGTAAATTAAAACCTACAATATCAGTGGTACACGATTCAGATAAACCAGTTTGGGCTAAAAAAGATGTTTGGAAAGAAGGTAATAATGTTTATTTTGTTGGTTTTGCTCAAAATTTAGATGAACAAAAAGCTTTAAAATTAGCTCAAAGAGATGCTCAAACAAAAGCTTTATTATATAAGTTCAAAAAATTAGATCCTAAAGTAAGATATGAACCTATTCCAATGCAATTTAACGAAGATTTTTATGATTATACTGAGACTGCAGGTTCGGATGCAAAAGGAACAAAAGTTTATGTTTTGGCTAAAGTAAATTTAGATGATTTACAAGGAAAAAATTTAGAAGCTCAAAAATAAATGAAAAACAATAAAAAGATTGTTGAACAATTATCTCCAGGAGAACAAGCTGGAAAATTAGGTTTACATCATGTTGGTTATGGTAGATACGCTAATAACAATGATCAAGTTGTTGCACAGTCAAAAGATGGCAAATTAGTAAAAATAAATCCTAATGATCAAATTATTACTAAAAATAAAAATAATAATAAAAAAAATGATCAAAAATTAGATGGGCCAATTAATAAAAAAGATTCTGCAACTGGTAATCCAAAATCGGAAAAAGATATTGTTGGTATATTAAAAATGATTGTTCAAAGATCTAAAATAGCTAAAGAAAAAGGTGAAAAATTACCTGAATATGATTTATGTAAAGCAACAATTCCAGGAACAAATTTATTCTGTGGAGGAAATAAAGAAATTCCAAGAAAAGAAATGCCACAATTAATAGGTAATGCTGTTCCAGGTTCTTTTGCTGATTCTTTACCAAAAAATAATAAAGGAGAAGTAGATACTACTGAAGCATTTAAAAAACAATTAGCTAAAAATGGTATAAAAATTAATAATAAAAAAATTGATGTTACTAAATTAAAAGCAACACAAAATCAACTTGTAGGTGATAAAGTTGCTGGTATGGTAAATGCTTTAATAAATGAACCAGCAGAAAAAACAGCTGGAATTAGAGCTCCAATTTTTGTTAGTAATGATGGTTATATATTAGATGGACATCATCGTTGGGCAGCTTTAGTTGGTTTGGATTTAGCAAATGGTGGTGGACCAAATGTTGATATGGATATTATGGAAGTTGATATGAAAATTGAAGATTTATTAGATTTTTCTAATAAATTTTGTAATAAAATAGGTTTACAACAAAAGGCAGCTTCAGCGAATACTGAGTCAACAATAAAAAAAGAATTTAAAGAGCTTATTCATAAAATGATATTAGAAATATTGAATGAACAAAATCAAATAAAAAATTCAAGGAGAAATAAATGGATAAATTAAAAATTTTAGAACAAATTGAAAATTCATTTGAACAAAAAAATCCATTTAATTTTGAAAAACTTAGTCAAATTATAAAAGTATTTCTCAGATTAATTTAAACTAATTGTTTCAATTATATTTTAAATAACAATTTATGGCAAATTTTTTTGACCAAATAAGAAATTTAATGGCGAGAAAGATTGTACGAAATAAGGTTCCTACAGGAATTAATTATTCACAATCTGCAGCAGGTAATTTCGCCTCACAAGTTTTTGGAACCAGATTAGCTTCAAGTATATATGAACATAATTTACAGAATTCAGTTGATAGAATTTCAAGAATTAGAGATTATGATTTAATGGATACAACACCAATTGTTTCTAATGCTTTAAATGTGTATAGTTATGATGCAACTTCTTTAAATGAAAAAGGAGAAGTATTAAGTATCATTACAGATGATGAGAGAATAGAAGATGCATTAACAGAATTATATTATGAAAGAATTAATGTTGATTTTAATTTACATAATAGAGTTCGTAAATTATGTAAATATGGTGATGCTTTTGATTTAATTAACATTGAACCCAAAAAAGGTGTTACTGGTTTAATAGCTTTACCAACTGCAGAAATAGAAAGAGAAGAAGCTTTTGATGGAAATCCAAGTTCTGTCAGATTTAAATGGACATCTCAAGTTGGGGCAGCCTATGAAGAATTTCAGGTTTTACATTATCGATTATTAAATGATGATAATTTTTATCCTTATGGAAGATCAATATTAGAAGCTGGTAGAATTGCTTGGAAAAAATTACAAATGTTAGAAGATGCGATGTTGATTTATAGAATTTCAAGAGCTGCTGAAAAAAGAGTATTTCAAATTGAAGTAGGTAATTTACCACCAGAGCAGATTGCAAATTATATTGAACAACAAAGAGCAAGAGTAAAAACAGATCAATTGGTTAATCCACAAACCGGTGAAATTGATTTAAGATTTAAATCAAATACTTTAACAGATGATTATTGGTTTGCAAAACGTGGTGATATGATGAGTACGATTGATACATTACCAGGGGGTCAAAATTTAAATGATATTGAAGATGTTCAATATATACAACAACAATTAATATCTTCTTTAGGTGTACCAAAAGCATTTTTACAATTTGAAGATGATTTAGAGGGTAAATCCTCGGCAAGTAAAGTTGATATGCGATTTGCAAGATCAGTTCAAGGTATTCAAAAAGTTATTATTTCAGAATTAAATAAATTAGGAATTTTACATTTATATGCTTTAGGATTTAAAGAAGAAGATCTTTTTAATTTTGAGTTAAAAATGCATAATCCATCTGCAATTATGGAATTAGGTAAATTAGAAATTTTAACTCAAAAATTTGAAGCTTATGACAAAGCTGTAAATCAATATAAAGCATTTAGTGTTGAAAAAGCAAAAAAAGAAATTTTAGAAATGACCGATGATGAAATTATTGAGGAAAGAAAAAAATTAGAAGATGATGCCAAATTTACAGGTACACTTCAACAATTAGCTCAACCACAACCAGAAGGGGCAGGCGAAATGGCAGGAGCAATAAATCCCGAAGGTCAATCAGCAGAAAACAATACAGAGGATAGTTCTGATGATAATGATCATTTATCTAAAATGTTAGATGATATGGAAGCAGAAGAAAGTGTAAATGGTAAAGAAAATACAATTAAACAACAAGATAAAGGAGAATTCGCTCCTATTTCAGATGTTGATTTAGCAAATGATAAAATAAATGATAATACTATTCCAGGAAAATCAACATTAAGTGAAACAATTTTTGATGGTGAAATAAATAATATTAGAAATTTTTTTTATAAAAGATTAAAACAAAAAAATAAATAAATGATTAGTAAAAATTTTGAAATTTTAAAAAAAATGACGGAGGAATTAAATTTGCGGGATCAAAATTTGATTACCTCAGAAAAATATTATAAAGAATTAGTGAGTTTTATTCCTGAAGGAATTTGTGAATTAGATTTAAATCTTAATATTGATTTTATAAACAAAAATTTTTGTTTAATATTAGGTTATACTGAGGATGAAATTTTAAATAAAAATATTTCAAATTTTTTAGAATCTGAGATGTTAGAAATTTTCCAATCATTAATAAAATCTAATAATTTGAAAAATTATTATCAAATAAAATTTAAAACTAAAGACTCTGGAGAATTGTGGACATTAATTTCAATTAATCAATTTAAAAATTTAAAAAAGCAAACCTCTGGATATTTATTGTCTATAACAAATATTCATGAAATAAAAACACAGA